TCTATCGCAATGAATTTGCGTCATATTGCTATCCTTTCAAATAATCATATTTCACATTTCGTGTAATTTTAAAAATACGGTTGACGTGTCGCGGTAACCGTGTTATACTCTAATCAAGGTAAGGGGAACGAACCCCAATAGTTAATCACAAGGAGAAAATAAAATGTACACATTAAAAGACTTAAGCACAAACAAAACATGGAAATTTGAAACTAAAATAGATGTTTCTAACTTCATCAGTACAATGAGTTTCGGTTTTGAATGGCAATTACTAGACACAAATAATCAAGTTATCGCAACTCACATTTATGAATAAGGAGGAAATCAAAATGTTTGAAGTTACAACTCGCTATCCTAAATATCATCGTTATGGTTCTTATCAAACAGCATGGGAAGCTTTAGAAGGTGCTATGGATGTCCTCGAAAGAAATAGCCACTCCACTCAATTAACATGGTGCGGCACAAACCGTGAGTTTTACGAAGAAGTTACAGGTACAACCCCTACAGTTGACCTCACAGACGAAACATGGATCATTGGTGATGGTGATTTCTTCACCGTTGTTGAACGTAATGCAACAGCCGACGAAATCAAATTAGCGTTGCAAGACATTACACGAGATATTGAAATTGAAGAGGTTGAATAATGACAAACAAAATAAAAGAGGCCCGTTTAAAAGCGGGTCTCACACAAAAGGCTGCTGCTGAATTTTTAGAGATGCCGCTACGCACCTTCCAAGATTGGGAATACGGTTCTAACGCCCCTAAATATGTAATCAATATGGCGGTTAAAATGTTGTCAACAATTCAAAAGAATAAATAGGAGAATAAAACAATGCAAATGACTATCCAAGAAATTAAAAACGCGATCAAATACAACGAACTTAATAACATTGAAACACTTCAAGCTACCTATACAGGTATCAAACACAATAATGACGGCATAATTCAAACACTAGGTTATGACGATTTAAGCAACATTGTTATGATGCTTCGTTACATAGCTGAAAAATGCGAATTGCTTCGCCGCCGCACTAATTCGATATATGATGCGTTCGCCGCGTTTAACCTACGGGAAACAATATTCGATACTATAGATGAGTACCAACAAGAAATGAATAATCAAATACGCCAAATGTTAGCCGCTAGATAATAGCGGCTTTTTTAATTACTCAAAACCGAACACGCCACAACTTAATGTGATCTGACATCAAAACAATTTGGGTTAATTTGGTATAAAACCTTTACATAATAAATGCAGCATGTTCAGTTTTCAACAATTAAATGTTGCTTTTATACAAGAAATGGGATATATCGCCGTGGATATACCCCATTTTATTTTAGTTTTATTCATTTTGTTTGTATGTTCTAAACAAATACCGGCAATCTATGAAATCGTACAAGTAGTTATGGTATTAGGAAGTACATATTTAACAAGGATCGTATCTCAAATAGCATGTGTTCGTGAAAGGAATTTAACGCCGGTATCTGTTTACAACACACAAGGGGAACGTTTATAGTTCCCCACGGTGTCGTATGTTTAATAGGAGAATTTAGTTAATGTCGTTCAAAGCTACATATGACACTATAATTATACTATATTATGCTTTTCCGCATGTTTCCGATATAGTCCGATATATTCCGACTTTTACCGTTTTAGCAGTATGTATGCTAGGGTAATATGTATGGTGCAAATAATACCCAACCTTGACAAGTCCAGCCGTCTTTAGTTCGTTGGCTTGCGACTTTTCCAGGTCTGTAAAGTATCTAGCATGTTTAGCACTTTTGCCGTCAACATATTCACGCATCAATAGTATATTTTCTTTTCCTTTTGTGCATGTGTTAATAATATCCGCTGCGGTTTCCCGCTCATCAATCAATGCCCCTATTTCCTTTTGTGCTGCATCGCGCTTACTTTCAAGGCGTACTATTTGACGGTCTAACCCGCCCGGTGTTCCGCCACCTGTTAGGCGTTCTTTTGAATAATCAACCGCACCTATAGTGGTGATGTCTGATTGTAAATGCTTTAGATCTTCTTTCAACGAATTAATTTTCATTGTGATTAATTTGATAGGTTCTAGGTATTCTTTGGCTAATTCCCTGTATTCTTTATCCGTCATATATTCCCCTTTATTTCATATTCTTAACTTTCGTCTACAATGTTATTTTTTCAATTTCCGCTCTAATTTCAAGAATATTTAGATATCCCCCCATAGTAGCCTTTTGTTTACGCAACAGTTCAATAGGGCAAGTAGGTTTAAAATCTAAGGTTCCTGCATCATATTTAACAATCATTCTGTGAAGTTTATTGTAACGATCTTTTAGCTGTTTATATTCTCCACGAAATCTAGCCTGCCATTCTGGCTCACCAACACTTAATTCATTTTTCTTTTCTTTGTTCATTTTACTCACCTCTTATGATAGGGCGGATATTTCACCGCCCACATCCTTTACTTAATCAAAACATACAGTAACGCACATACTATAAAAACTAAAGGCACTATCGCCACACCTACGGCAAAATACGTAAGTTGTTTTAACTCTTTTTCTTTTCGTTGCCGTTCTGCCTCTAGTATCCACAGGATATAGCCTTTTCGTTGTGGCGCATTAATTCTTCTAGGACTGCACATTATCTATTCACCACTCCTACTAACATCCATATACAGAAACATATTATTACTATCAAGCCACCAATAGACATATAACTTGTGCTTAATTAGATTTAAAAACTCATTTACCTGTGCTACCATAACCGCCAGCACCACGTTCTGTTTCTGTTAATTCATCTACTTCTGCTACATCGACCATTGCTACTGGTACGATGATTAATTGTGCGATGCGATCACCTCTAAATATCATGTAATCGCTACAAGATATGTTTTCATATGCAATACTTAATTCGCCTCTATAGTCAGCATCAATAACACCTACACTATTGGCACATCTTAATGGTGTTTTACTCATGCTACTTCTTGGTACAAGCAAACCCATATGACCTTTTGGAATTTCAACCGCTACTCCTAAAGGTATTTTCTTTTGACTGTCAGCAGGAACTTTAATATGGAACTGACAATACAAATCTAACCCAGCTGCATCCTCACTACCTCTTGTTGGTAGTTGTGCGTATTCATTAACTAATTTCACTTTCATTTGTTCCATGTTCCTCACTCCATTCACTTTCTTTGTATATACGGAAGAAATTATCCGCACTCATTACTACTAACCAGGGCTTATTACTTTTTTTCCAAGCTACTATAGGCATATCACCACTTTTCTGTGCATCGTGTTCAGCTTGTTCATATGCTTTCCTCACATTGAGGTTTTCCACAAACTTCACCTCTTGATGGATGTTTGGTAAACCTACACAGTCTGATGCATCACCTGTATTACCACAATACTGTGCGGTTCTACGGACTTTATCAAACCCATGCGACCTACACACATCTCGCCACATTCGTTCGCCCCTAGCACCTTTTTGTTTGCTATTTATTAGCATTAATACCCATCTCCCATAACCAACCGCACTTCCGAATTAATGAGGTTAATATCAACCACTTCAACTTCATGTAATATTCCATCTTTCGCCACACAAACCACATCAACATTCAAATCATCATGCATATCAATGAGTTCATGTATAAGTTCTTTAACTGTCATTTAATTACCTCATCATTTCTATTTAGCAAACTCTAATAAATTTGTTTGAATTTTAACATCACTTAACATCTTTTCTTTTGCTAATGCATACATTTTTCTATCAATTTCAAAACCATATGCACTTCGTCCTAACTCCATAGCAGCCCTCAATGTACTACCACTACCAGCTACTGGATCAATCACAACATCACCCTCATCTGTGAAGATTTCAATTAATCGTTTAAGTACACTTATAGGTTTTTGCGTTGGATGAATATTAGGTACTAGGTTTTTGTTATCTCGTTTCCATTCAAAGTGATCAAATATCATTTTTTTGTTGTTATTAAACTTAGGAAGTTTTTCACGATACAAAACTAGCGCATATTCAGTCGCACCAACAATACGCATATTTGCTTTTAAAACTTGAGCACTATAATTTTTATTAAAGGTAATAGGAATATAATTTTTAAAGCCATGTTTCTTTGCGTACTCAATCACCATTGGTTGTTGTTGATAACTACAAAAAACTATCATACAAGGTGCTTGTCCACGTTCTTTAGGTTCTTTCTTTAGCAACCTATTACAAAAGTGAAAATACTCTGCAATGTTAAAGTTGTAATCAGAATTAAAAAATGCTTTACCAGCTTTTTTGCTTTCACCATTCTTGTTATCGCCGTCTACATACCACATAGGATTACTTGCATAAGCGTTGTTTCCTAGATTGTATGGGATATCAGCAATCACCAACTGTGCTTTTGGTATTCCATATCTTTTAAAATTCTGAAAATTATCATTAAATAGTTCTACTTTCACCTATTCACCCCTCTATATATTGTTCACATCGTTTTAAAATATCTTTTACTCTGCGTCCTCATCTTTTTCCCAACCAGTAATTAACACTACTTCTAAACCGTCGTTTGAATCATCGATATAATCAATCTCATACTGCTTGTATCCCGCTTCAACAAAGCATTCTTGGTCAGGATAACATTTTTCCAATTTTTCAATTAATTCATGTACTTTCATTTTTAATCTCCCTTTACTATGCCCCATATGTTCGTTTCACCGCTCATTGAGTGTGCATCATATTCAAGTAGCCACTTTAAACAATGTCGCCCGTGCTTAAATCTATCCGGTTTATTTCTAGGCCCCGGACTTGCATAAGTTACCGCTTCAACCCATTCACAATGCGCTTCGTATGTATACCACGGATACATAAGGCAATAGGCTTTTATGTATTGTTGTTTACGTTTCCTTTGTACTAATTCCATCTTCTACGACTTCCTCACATTCAATTAAGCACATAATAGGTGATACCGAAACATTTACATTTGAAAATACGTCTTTAAAAGTAATTACCTTTGTATTTCCATAATCAATATTGCTTATTGCTTCATTGTATGCTTCCATGTCAGAAAGGTTTCTGTATTTACCTTTAAACGAATCTGTTTGATATCTTCTAGTCGCACCGTTCATAAATACTGTTATTTGTAACATATTTGCTCCTCACTTTTAAAAAATACTAACCAAACCGTTTTACCGCGCCGTTGTCCTAAAATTGGTTCAACCGGCAATAATGGTCTCACTTTTGGCAACGTTATTTGTTCTTCATTCCATTTGAATATTAAAGTTCCATTTTTCTTTAATACTCGCCAACATTCCGCAAAGCCTTGTTTTATATCCTCTTTCCAGTCCGGCCCCAACCGCCCGTATTTTAAAGCTAAAAATGATTTATCACCAGCACTAACCAAATGCGGCGGATCAAACACAACTAAATAAAACGTTTCATCTTCAAAAGGCATTTTCCGGAAATCTGCAACAATATCCGGTTTTACAATTAGCCTTCTACCGTCGCAAAGAGTTGTGTTTTCCGTTCTGTTATCCATGTAAACCGTTTCTTCATGTTCTCTATCAAACCAGAACATTTTAGAACCACAACACGCATCTAGTATTTTCATAACGCGCCTTTTTTAATCATTTCCATTAAGCCGGTAGCGATTACCGCTAACGCAAAACTTGATACAAATAACCCTAATACGGTATTTCCGGCGATGTTAAATAACCCCAATAACCACAACACCACAGAAACGGTAAATGCCAAACCTAAAATTTTTGCTAATAACGCGATTACTACATAAACCACTAACGCGAATTCATTCATTTTCATTCTCCTTATTTTCAAAAGGGTTTATCGTTTCAAACACCACAAAAGAGGTATTATTGTACCCGTGGCGTTCTTCCCATTTGCGAAACACTGCGGTTAATTCTTCTTGTAATTCATCTATATGTTCTTGTTTTACATCTAGTAGATAATCTTCCGACCATTCTGCTATTTCATCGTCAAGATCATAATCTACAACATCATTGATAACCCTTTCAGCATCAACCTTTGGAACATAATAATATGGATTTGCCACCCTAACACTTGGTACTTCCCTATCTGGATATGTACTTGCAAAATCATTAACGGCATCTTCAATGCTTTTTTGCGGCCAACCTACATACCCACCAAAACACCAACACCACTCATTCTCATTTTTTACTAGCATTTTTATCACCCTTTAGAACGGAACATTTTCATCGTTGCCTTTATCATCTGCAAAATTTTCAAAGTTACTTTCCGTTGCCGTATCATTCAATGCGGATACACCAACGAAACCGGCGATTACTTCCGTAACGTATTTCTTTTGTCCGTTGCTATCTTCATAAGAACGTGTTTGAATACGCCCCTCTACGAATAAGCGGTTTCCTTTTCGGTAATTTCCTACTGCTTCGCCTAGCTTGCCCCATGCAACGCAATTAACGAACGCCGTTTGTTCTTTCGTTTCATTTGTTGCGCTATCAATGTATGTATTGCTTGCAGCCACCGTGAAAGTTGCCACTGCACGGCCAGATTGTGTATATCTAACTTCCGGATCACGTGCAAGATTTCCCAATAATTGAACACTATTCATATATTTACCTCACTATTTTCTAAATAACGCATTTAAACGATTTTTGACATTCGAAATAATTCATCTAATGTATAATCGCATTGCAATGCATCGTTTAACATCTCTTGAATTGCCAACATTTCGGACAATCTAAAATCAAATTCACCACGTTCATGCTTTTTGTAGGTTTCAACTGGTATTCCAGCAGCTTCCGCCAACTCACGTTGACTCATAAACAATCGCTTTCTACATTCGATTAACTTCGGAAATACATTATATTTACAATTCATTTCAGCACCCCTAGAATTTTTGCTTTATATTCTTCTGCTATATCCGCCTTTTCAACTAACCCCTTTAAGTCAATCAGTTCGAACTTTTCAATTTCCACCAAATGCCCATTATCAAGCATTTTTATTTCTGTTTGAGGTGGCATATTGAGTTCTGCTCTTTTTCGTGCTTCTGATAGCAAGCCATTATTTTTAATGCTTTCCGCAATTTCTATGCGTTTTTCTTCACGATTTACCAGTTGTTCATAAGCCTTACAGAATTGACTCATTGCCGCGCTTTCGTTATAGCTTTGGCAATTTCTCGGATCAAAGAAACGCCATATTGTTTTAGCAGCAAGCCTTGTAATACCTTCAAGTTCATTAAGACCTTTTTCATACCCAAAACTACTAGCAACCTTTCTGACTTCTTCCCATGCATCTTGCGCTATCAAACGTTCTTCTTTTCCGTTTACATACCCGGAAATTTCTGCCGCTTTTTTGCGGATAGTTGCAACAGCTGGAACAAATTCACATGTATTAATACATTGCTTGATTGCTTCGGCCAACGTTACTGGGTTAATATCCTCCAGCGCGTATGCGTACATTTTGGTTTTCGCTACATCAATATTCGGATATATCAATAATTGGCCCGTAGCCGTCAACGTTTTTGCGTTCGGTTCCCTCATCTGTTCCCCTTTCTACCGCATCAATCAATGCGTTTAATTCTGCAACCTTTCGTTCTGTGTCTGTCATTGCTGCCATTTCATTTGAATTGAGATATGTATCAAAATGGCTCGGCGCAAATAACGTTTTAGGCGTTAGATATTTTTCTAGCTTTGTACCTTTCCACTCACGGCATTTTTTATCAATGACGGTTTTAAAATCATCAACCGTGTATCCCTCTT